TCCTTGAGTTTGAAATTTACGACGTCAAAGAAATTATTCCACGATTTGACAACAGGAATTTCCTCGAAATTGCCCTCGACCGTCACCGATGGCGGGTTTAATCCTTCAAACGGATTGTTTTCATCTGCCGCGCCGCGCCCTGCGGTTTCGCGTTCGGGAATAACTATTGATTTAAGACGCTCGAGCGCGGCGGCTGAAAACGTCATTTCTTTTAATTTCTCAACCGTCGTGCCGACTGCTACCGCCAACCGTTTCGCGCTTTCCGAATCCATATCGAGAAGTTTTGCCAAGGATTGTAATGGCGTATCTTTAACGGTCGCGCCGACTTGCTCGAGAATGTTTTCAAATCCGAGAAACTTATCTTTGATGGTTTCAATACTTTTAATACCGAGTTCGTCATCAGTAATACCCAAACCTTGAATACCACTTGTATTTTTGCGAATTTGCGCTAAATATGCCTTGCCCTTAGGTCCGATGATGCCGCCGCCGGTCTTACCCGCCTTAATTGCCGCAACATAGGCGTCAACCGTTGTTTCGCCTTGATGATAGGCAAGAATCGCCAAATCCCAATCTTTATAACGGTCGTAAAGATAAGTCATATATTTGCCCCAAAATGTCAGCGCATTTTTCGGGTCTTTCATTTGCGACGGAGAGAAACCGCCGAAACGTGATTGTCCGGTCGTGCCAGGCACTCCTTGCGTTAAACCGACTGCGCCTTGCGAACTAACAACGCCGGTTTTGAAACTTGATTCGGCGAAGATTTGCGCCAAAGCGAGAGATTCGGGAATACCGTAAGCGGCGGCGGCGGCAATGATTTGATTTTTCAAACTATCCGGCACTTTTGAAAGTGCGTTTTTGAGTTCGTCCGAAACGCCGCCCGAAGGTTTTTTGACGCGCGGCGTTTTGCCGCCGCCACCGCCGCCGCCACCTGTCAGATCGTCAATCGCGCCGGTCGGCATTTTAGACATTATATTGACGCCGCCGATGGTCGCGCCCGCTGTTACAGAACCCGTTCCGTTATTTAGATAATCTTTTTCAAACCGCCCGTAAATGCCGCCCGCGATGCGGCTTAAATTCACTAAACCGCCGGTCATCAAAGTAATGTCGTCATTGATGCGATTGAAAACGGCTGAAATCACAGTTACGACTTGACCGGCAACGATTTGCAGACCGATGAACGCGCCGCGAGCGACTTCGCCCCAGAAAGCGAATTGAACTTGATTTTTAGCGAGAACATCCGAGATTTTCTCCATCGCACTTGTAATTGACGGGGCAAGTTGTAGCGCAAAACGTGCGCCTAAACTTTGCGCTTGAAGACCGAGCAAACCCATCGTATCGCCGAACTTGTCCGCCGCGTCAACGTCTTCTTGCGAAAGCACGATGCCGAGTTCTTTCGCTTTTTGGATTGCGCCGCCTAAATTTCCTTCGGTGTTTTTGGCGACAGCAACCATTACTTGAGCATTCTTCGCGCCGTAAAGTTCGGTTGCGATTCCGAGTTGTTCGGTCGCGTCTTTGCCTTCGTAAATCTTTTTGATGGATTTCGTCAGAGCTTCGTCAACCGTATCGAATTTCGAGATGCCGAATTTGGCAAGCGCGTCCGATGCCTTTTCCGAACCCTGTTGCGCCGAATAAAGCAATCCGGTAATTTTGCGAACCGGCGTCGCAAGCGCGTCAAAAGCGATGCCGCTTTGCGCCGCCTGAAATTTTAAGGTTGAAATAGTTTGCGCCGCCAGACCGGTTTTGTCCTGAAAATCTTTGATCTGCGAGCCGAAATCCGAAGCCGATTTAAGCAAATCCCAAAGCGAACGCGCCGCGCCCGTCGCAAGATTCATAATTGAAGACAACCCGTTTTTAATAACATCGAAAACCGCCGCGCCGGTAAATCCGCCGGCAAACGCGCCGAGAAAACCGTTCATTGCCGACGCGCCTTGTTTTGAATACGCGCTTGCCTCATCCGTCGTTTGCTTGACCGATTGAATAAAATCAGCCGCAATTTTTTTACGGTCACGCTCCAATCGTTTTTCGGCTTGAAGTTCTTCGTGAAGACGCGCTTTGGTCGCGTCTTCGATGACTTTTTGATTGCGTTTGGCGTCTTCGGCGGTTTGCTGATTGATGCGCTTTACTTCATCGGCAAGTTTTTTAGTTTCATTTTTGACGGTATCCGACGCCTTTGCCGCGCTCGTTGCGACGACATCCACGACAACTTTTACTGTCCGTCCGTCTGCCATAATCTTAAAATATCTGCCGTTTCAACATCGCCTTGGCAAGTTCGGCAATCTCAATTTGCAAAATCCTTTCGCGGCGGTTCCATTGTTCCGCCAAGAATACCAAACCCATGTATTCAACCGAGGAAAGTTCCGACTTTTCCGGGCGATAACCGGCGCGGGTTTCCCAAAACAATCTGATTATATTCGATTCCCGCTGGTCTAACCAAACGGCGGCGGCGGCGGTTTTCTCGGGCGCGATCTTGGTCGGGAAATGCTCGCATCCCGCACAGGCATTTCTTTCTTTTGCCAATCGGTTCGCGCCCGCCGCCGATTCAAAATCCGAACAATTCGTTTCACCGGGACAAATTCGCCTTGTGCCATCTGCCGCCGCCGCCTCTGCGCCAAATTCAATGGCAACGAAACGAAACAATCTTTTTGTCAATCGCTCAACGACTTTCCCAAGCGGGCAAATTGACGCGAAAGATGCGTCGAAACCGCCGTAACTTTATGCCACGCCGGGACGCGCCCCGCATAGCCTTCGGAGCCGGTTGCCATCGCGTCATAAAGAGCGCAAAGGCGTTCGGAAAGTTCCTCTCGTTTTGTAGCCGAAGCAAGCGCGTTCGGGTTCGGTTTCTCCGACATAATGGCAAGAAATTCGTCCATTTCCGCTTTCGTTTCTTCGCGGAAATAATGCGCCGTTTCGATCAAAACGCCGCTTTGAAGAACGCGCAAGTTAACCTCAAAGTCATCATCGCCGAGAAGTTCGTCCGCATCGGCATCGTCCGCATCCGTTTCGTCAATTATTTGCGCGTGAAGCAGTGCCGTGATTGCCGATGTTTTATCCAAATAATAAGTTTTCGCTTTCCAATCCGGCGTCGGCGCATAGCCGATTCGTTCAATAGCAAGATCGTTCCAAAGTTCGGCGTTCGGATCGAAACTGAAAACGCCGAGATCGCCGCGCTTGATGAGGCGTTTTTGAACTTCGCGGCGCGCCCGCTCAAGCGCGAAATAACGCTCGTCCGAAAGCGGTAAAAGGCGATGAATAACGCGGAATGATTTTTTATTTTTGGTTATGGAAAGCGGTATCAGTTGCTCGGCGTCCGCGTCATATTCATTGACGGCGGGAATGATCTGCTCGACGCGTTCAAGCGAAAGATGCTCTAATGTTTCGACTTTTTCAACTTCTTTTCTTTTGGTCATTTTCTCAGTTTTCCTTTTTATAAATTTAGTATTCTCAATTTTCAAAATTCAAAGCGGGGCGGGAAAAACTGAGAAGCAAAACCCGCCCGCTTTTTTTCGCGCCGAAACTGCCGACGGGCGAAAATCTTTAGACAATATAACTTGCCACATCATTGACGAGAACGGCTTGCGCGCCAAGCAGTCCGGTAGATTTCGAGGCGCGGCATTCGCCTTCAATATCGTAAAAAATAAAATCGCCTTCTTTGGCGGACGGATCGGCTGAAAGGATTTGTGCCTGAGTGTCGGAAATAGTCAACGAGTAAGGCGTCGCCGTCATCAGTTGACTTGAAGTTATTGCCGTTGTCAGCGTGACGAGGTTCCCGGCGCGCAAAAAGTTTTCCGGGTTCTTTGCCGAATCATAACGGACGCGCGCCGACCATTTCCAGTTATAGCGCGATGTCAGATTTTCCGCCCGGACAATTCCCGCCTTCGGACTTCCGGCGGTAAATTCTGCCGAACAATCGCGGAAACTATCGGCAATACGTTCGTTTGTAAAAGTCCATTTCCAACTTTCAACTTCGCATTGATAAGCGTAATTGACCGTCGCAATCGTGTCGTTGATGGTTTGCGCCGCCTGGTTGTTAAATCCGTAAATTCTATCGGTAACAACCGCCGGCGCGGCGTAGCTTGCCGGATTAAGATTGACGACGCCCATTCCGTCCAGCGTGATCGAAACTTTAAGGCGTCCGACCGAATCTTTTTCGATCGAGAGTTCCTGCACGCCGATCGAAGTATAAATAAAAATATCCGTGCCGCGCCGTTGCCCGAACGTGCGGACGGGGTGCTGGCGCGATGTGGTTTTATTCAGCGGCGTAAAGGTATGCGTAAAAGGCGCGCCGGCGCCGGATTTGTTATACGCGCCAAAGATCATTTGCAGCCAATAGCCAATATCCTGAAATGAAAAGAATTGCTGAAAGTTCGTGTTCTGAAAAATATTGGTCGAAATATAGGCTTGCGCCGCTTCATCCGATCCGGCGTTTTCCATATCCGCTTCAAATGTCGGTTTGATATTGAAAAGCGTGCGGTTAAGTTCACCAAGACGGCGATAATCCGCCGCCGCCAAAGCCTTTGTTCCGTAAGCGGTCTCCGCCAAGCGCGAAAACCAAGTCAGCATTGAGCTCGTTGTTAAAAGTGCCATATTATTTCACCTCTTTTTTATCCGCTTTGGCCGTTTCAAAAATCGTTGTTTGCCGCGCCACGCGGTCTTTTCCCGCGCCGGAAAATGTCGTTACTTCGAGCGCGAGAAGTTCGGCGGCGGCGGCAGTTTCAACTTCAAAAGGCTCGTCCGCTTTTAGAAAAACGCGCCCGCTGTCTGAAAATTCCGTAAAATCATCCTTAAATTTAATCAGCATAATCACCTCATTAATTTATATTTCCGTAAAAATAAGTCGCGCCCCGCAAAAGTGTTCCAAAACTCGCCTCGCCGTTTTCCCATTCATCGCCGTAGGCAACATCAACCGCTTTGTTTAATGTCGGACCGTCGCCGTCCGTCAATGCTTCAAAAAATACGTTCATCATTTCAAAACTCAAATCCCGCGCCGCATCAAGTTGCTGCAATTCCGAGGCGGTCGGTTCCGGCGGGTCGGGCGTCACATAAAACTCGACAATGAATTTAACCTCGACTTCCTGACATTCCGGGTCAGTAGTTTTCGCGCGTCGTCCCTGCCAGCATTCGCAACGAACGATCTTGCGGGTTTCGTCAACCGATCCGCGAAGATTCCGAAAGGCGATTGCGCCGTAAAGTGGCGTTTGCGGCGCCGCGGCGTCAATCAGCGATTCGATGAAATTATACAGAGCGTCGAGTGAAATCATCTTTTTTCAAATACCGCTTTAACCGCCGCGTCAATCGCGGGTAAAATGAACGGGCGGTTTAATTCAAATTCCAAAATACCCGCATACGGCGCACCGAAACGAACCTGATAACGCCCGCGCCCGGATTTGCGGACGGTGATATTGCTTTGCAAACGCCCCGTATCCTTCGCCGGTGCTTCGCCCGGAGCCGATGCGCGGTGAATATTTTGACCGATAATCAATCGGTTACCTGACTGCTTCAAACCGGAAAGCAAACCTTTTTTTGTCAATCTGCCCTTGATCGCCCCGCGCCGGTAAAGTCTGCCGTGTCGCGCCGGCGGCACTTCCAGAATTTTTTGCGCTTCGATTTGGATTTGATCGGCTAATTGCTCGGAAATTACGTCAATATCTTTTTCGATCAATCCGAAATCAAAGGCGCGGATATGAACATTAAGCGCAATCATTACAATAATCAGGCTTGCCGGTCTGCAAAGCGCAATCTGCCGCCGCCACTGTCAAAACGCCGGTTTCAAATGCCGGCTCAAATTCAAGATCATCGTCCGGGTCGTCAACGATTAAATAAGGCGAGATAGCTTTAAGTGCCAGATTTCGCCAATTCTCGCGCATTTTCATTATTTCATCCGGCGTCCAATATTCATTTTGGATCATTTTGCCCGCCATTGCCGGACTTGATGCGTCCTGCTCTTTTTTGACGTTGCGGACATTAAGCAGATGAATTGACGCCGCTAAAAACTTATGCGCCCGAACGACCCGCGCCGCCCGCGCCGGATCCGTCGGCGTTGCAAGAAGCGTATCGGTAACCGCCGCTTGTCCGATGATCGTAATAAGTTCATCTTCAGCGGCTTCGATTGCCATTGTCGCCTGAGCGTCCGACGCCGCGCGGGCAATAGCAAAATCAGCCTTGAAATTGAAAACTGAAATCCAGTTCATTATTTAGGTTTCTTCGCCGGTTCTTCCGCCGGTAAAACTGCCGCCGCCGCTTCGACTTCCGCCAAAACTTCGCCGGTCGTTTGTTTTTCGCTTTCGGGCGCGATTGCTTCCAGATCGAGATAACGCTTGATCGTTTCGCCGTCGCCAAGCGCGGACGATTCGACCACCGTTTCCGGCGTAAGCAACGCGCCGTCCGCGCCGATGATGTGTGATTTTAGTAAAAATTTCTTTGCCATATTTCTTCCTATTTAATCAATTCATTTCTCAAATCAAGTGTTTTATTGTGTTTTCTGCTATTGCAGGATTTACATAGCCCTTGAATGTTGTCAATCGTATTTGTTCCGCCTAATGTAAGCGGTATGATGTGGTCAGCAGTTAATTTAATTTCCGGTTCTTTTCGCTTGCACATCAGGCAAATAAAATTTTGCCGTTCTTTTTGTTCTTGCCATTCTTTAGCAGTAAACACACCTATCACGCTTAACACTTTTGCGCGGCGTTTTGCGTTTTGCGGAACAAGATAATCCTCGTTTGCTTTGCGCCATTTTTTTACCGCTAAACGCGCTTTTTCCGGTTCTAATTTCCGGTAAAGCCTTGTTTTAGCAATAATCTCGTTTTTATGATTTTGGTAATATCGGACTGCCTTTTCCTTTTCCTTATCCGCATTTTCTTTAGCATATTTACTCATATACTTTTTGCGCTCAGGTTTCTGGTTGTAAAGTCGGGCTTGCTCATTTCGCCTTTCCCGACGCTCTTCCGCCGTCATTACCACCTTCTTAAAAGGAGATTTCTTTGTCTCAGGATTTTTTTGCCGTTCCGCATAACAATCTTTGCAATATGATTGATATTGGTTAGTGCCGTCCGGCAATTTCCGCTTAACATAGAATTGTTCAAAGAACTTGTTTTCGCCGCACTGGATACATTGCTTCATAGATGTAGCTCCTTATTGTAATTTTACTTACAATAATTATACTACATCTATTGTCCTCACACACTCATTTTAACGACCGCCGACGGGAAATAGATGCGCGGACCGCCGTTGTGTCCGTCGTGGACTTGAATCAGACGCGGAACATCGTCTTCGTCGTCAACGACGCGCATATACGGACCCGGTTCCAAGTTCGGGTTATTTGCGTTGCGCGTCATTGCATAATCGCCGACCGGCGCATTTGCCGGGCGTTGACCGATGACGACCGCTTTATCGTCGGCAATAAGCGGAACAAAAGTTCCCGCCGAGTTCAAATAGCCGCCATCGTGGACGACGATCATCGGCAAATCTTCGCCGGCAAGAACCGCGTTGACTTCGCCAAGATTCAAAACCGTGTTGAGTCCTGACGTCCGCCGTCCGGCAATGTCCGCCGAATTGGTATTTGAGATCATTTTGTTGAACGTCACGCGGTTCATATAAGCTCGCGCGCCTGCGCCGAAGCTGACCGAAAAACCGCGCGAAAGCAGTTGAACGGCGCGGAAATTCGCCAAGGGCGTCGCCGTCGCCGGTGTTCCCCAAGAAACGCCCGCCGTAAAGGTTTGAATCGAATATGTTCCCGAATATTGCGTTTGCGTCAATTCGTTGGCAACCGTAAAAGTCCCGGTCGTAACAAGCGTCCAAAGGATCGAACGGATCAGATCAATGCGCCGCGAAAGCAGTTGATCTTGCTTTTCGAGAACCAAATCCGTGATATTGATCGGCGTATTATAACTTCCCCATTGCCGCCGCGTTGTCAATTCCGCTTCGTCAATCGTCATATACTCGCCGTAAATACCGGGTTCGATCGTAAATTTGTTGCCGCCGACCGCGTTGACGCGCTTCGGTTGACCGTTAAGACCGCGAACCGCCGCCAGTCCGCGATACGAATCGCGCTGTTCCCACGATAGAACGTGGCTATCCACATTAACGGTCGGGAAATGCTCGAAAATCGGGTCGTCCATTGCGAGCGCGTGGATCTTTGTTTGCGCGATCAGTTGTAAATCTTCGTTTGTTGGATAAATAAAATTTGGCATAATGTTCTCCTTTTAATCAATCGCGCTCGCTTTAGGTGACGCGCAAAACTCCATCGGCGAGCTGTCCTTCGACAATTCTGCCTAAATCAACGACGCCCGGCGCGTCGAGTCCGGTTAGTTCCGTGGTCCGAAACGTTCCCGCCAAATAAACAGGCGCGCCGTCATAAACGACCGACTTATCCGAAGCAATCGTTACCTTGCCCGAGCCGTCAGTCGTAAAAGCATAGACGGCAATTCCGCGGGCGACTTCCGTGCCATCGGCATTGCCGTTCGCATAAGCATACCATTTGCCGTCCGCCGTTTTAACCGCAACAACCGTGCCTTGCGCGACCGTCAGACTGTTGCCGAATGGAACGGAATCCACCAAGGCTTCTTCCGGATCCATAAACGGCTGTAATTTTGTTCCGGTATAGTTTTGTGTTACTAAACTCATAAAATACTCTCCTTCTTGTTAAATTAATTGCCGTTTATTTCGCGGCGTTGTCCTTGACAATTTTTAGTGCCGACCGACCGAGCGGCGTTTGTCGCAAAAGTTCGTCGGCGCGATCTTCGGCGCTTGCGCTCTGATCGCCGTGCAAAACGCGGGCAGTCGCATCGGGCGCGATCTGTTCCGAAGCAAAAAGATGCGGCGTCCGTTTCGCTTGCGATGTTTCAAGCAAAGCGGCGCGCGAGCCAACCGGCAAAGGCGCGGCTTCATCGTCCTTTAAGGCTTGTAAATAACTTGCCTCGAAAGATTCTTTTTCCGCCGGAAGCAGACGGCTTTCCGCCAGTTCCTTTGAAACATAGGCACGCGCTTTTTCCGTGATCGCCGTTTCCTTTGCCGCCGCTTGCGCTTTGAGCAATGCAGCTTTTTCCGCTTCGGCACGCTCAGCGCGACTGTTTGCCGCTTGAACTTCGGCTTTCAATCTGACGGTTTCCGCGTCCGACATTTCCGAAGTCTCAAGCGTTTCTTCGACCGTTTCCGCCGCAGTTTCCTGCACTGTAAAACCTGCCGCCGCCGCTAATTCCCTAAATTTATCTTTGAATGACATATTGATTTCTCCTTTGTGTTCGGCGGTTTTTGCGTTCGCCGGATTTTTATTTCCTCTGACCTGTTCGCGGATTACCTGTTCCAAACTTCCAACGCGATCCGCCATTTTCGCTTTAACGGCATCCGCGCCGACCAGCACGCCGCCTTGATTAAAATCATTGATGACCTGTTCGCGTTTGACTTTGCGGTTTCGTGCGACGGATGAGATAAAAACATTTTCCATCGCGTCAAGTTCCGCCTGAAATTCCGCCATTCCTTCGTCGGTGTTTAGGTCAAGTCTTTTTTTCGGCGCATTTGAACTTGTTACGACCCGCTTATCAAATCCGAGCATTTTATAGGCTTGCGTATCATCAATCGCAACCGAAACGACGCCGATCGAACCAAGAAAGGCGGATTTGTCGCAAACTACTTCATCGCACGCCGACGCGATCCAATACGCGCCCGAACAACCAAGACCGCCGACATAAGCCGTCATCGGTTTTTTGCCACGCGCATTAAAAATATGATTCGCAAATTCATTGATGCCGAAGGCTTCTCCGCCCGGGCTGTCAATATTGAAAACTATGGATTTGACTGCCGGATTATCGAGAACGGTTTGAAAATCTTTGAGCAAGATTTCGGTTGACGTGCCGCCTTCGCAGATTTCCGCAAAAAATCCCATTCGTTTTGAAAGCCGACCATTGACATCAATCACGGCAACCGAGTCGCGGATTTCGACATATCGCGTATTTTGAAGGCGTTCACCGCGCCGCGTCATCATTGTCTCCGGCAAAGGCTTGTCCATTTCCGCCGCGATTTTTTCCAAAGTTTCGGTTTGACGCAAGGCAACCAAAGTCATCGTATCAAATTCTTGGCGGCGCATTGCCCAAATCGAAGATGTGATAAATCCTAAAACTCTGCTCATTATGTCGCCCCCTGATTTTGATCGGTTTGCTGATTGGCGGCGGCGGCATTTTGTCCTTGATCTAAATTTTCCGCCGTGTTTTGCGCGTCGCGTTTCGGTAATCCGAGATCGGTGTCAATTTCAGGGAATTGCGAGCTGTCGAGCGCGTAACCGACCGAACCGTAAGCCGCCAAAAGTGCTGAAAAGTCCGATTTTTCAGCATCGCCCAGAGTGATTGACGGCGTTAAATAGGCTTTATCCGCGCCGAAATTCAGCGCAATCAACGTCCGCGCCAGTTGATAAAGTTCCTTTTCGCGGTCGCGCCGGAATGAATTGACGCGGCGATTCAATACGCGTTCGTCAACTTCTTTGCCCGCCTTGCCGAGACCGCCCTTGTCGGCTTCGCCTGTCGCGCCGGATTGCAACAAAATAGCCTTGCGGATTTCCTGATTATTTATTTTATAACTGCGCTCGAACTGTTCGCCCGTGCCGTCCGATTCAAGTGGCTCGATCGTCGTGCCGTGATTGAAGGCAGCAACCGTATCGTTTTGCATATTTGAGAGAGTTTCCGAGATCGCTTTGAGCGGCGTTTTCGTGACCGGCACGCCGTTTGAATCAAGTTTGATCGTATCGTCGGTATTTTTGATTTGAATCGGTTTGGCGTTTTCGCCAGCCATTGCGATAAATGAACGGATTGAACATTTTTTGCGCCAGATCTTGAATTGCTGGCGCGTTTCCGATTTATCGCAGACAGAATCAAAGGCGGCGCGAATTTGCGGCACACCGCGCGGATCGGCGTCTTTTTCTTCAAAACGCGGAATCAGAAACTTTTCCGTCGGAATGACGTTTTCGGGCGCGATCTGCCCGGTCGTGATGGCGGTTTGCCCGCGCCGGACGCCGACGAGACCGAGGACGTTGAAAAATTCATCCACGACAAAAGCGGTCGAACGGTTCGGTTTTGGTTTGATGCGATCTAAAACCAGCCGCCCGGCGTCCTCGCCTTCGGTTTGAAGTCGGCAAACAATTTCGCCGACTTTATGCCCGAACGTGAACGCGCCGCGCAGTAATTCTTTGTAAGAACGATTGAATGTTTTGCAAGTTTCGTGGAACTGGCAGCGAATAAAGCGGGCGTATTCTTCCGCTTCGGCAAAATTCGGGTCTGATTCAAAGACCGCGCCGACGGTTTCAATTCCGTCTGACAGCATCGCGTCAAGCAAAAATTCAATCGCGGCGTGTGTTTCCGGGTCTGCCCGCATCCATTCGAGCGATTTTAGATCGAGCTTTAGAAAGTTTTCATCGCGCGGATTTTGCGGCAAAGATTGCGAAGTGAACATTATCCGCCCGGTCGAAACCGATTCGTCCTGATAGTCGGGTGTGATTTTTTTCGCGGTTCGCGCCATTTTAGGTTGAAAATAAAAAACCATCGCTTAAGAATTGCCTTTCAGCTTTTCTTAAGCGATGGTCGTCGCCTTTGTTTTGCGCCTTTAATTCGGGCAAAGCGCAACTGGATTTTCAACTTAAAAATAGTTTATTTTAAGCGGGTTGTCAATTAAATAGTTTAATCATCATTAATTTTATCTTTTAATACGATAAAAACCATTCTGCTAATATCATTAAGAGAAATAAATTTTTCAACCTCAAAATCATATTTGATTTTATTTTTCAATTCTTGAATTTCCGAAAAACTCATAGTCGTCGGAATTAATCTTGACTCGATAAAATAGCCGAAATCGGTCTTGAGAATATAATGTTTTACGCCTTTATATTCAATTTCTTTCAACCCATGTCCGGGCACAGTTTCGAGTTTTGATGTGATTTCGTATTTCATTTATTTTTAACAATTCGCGCTTTAACGCTTCCAGTACAAAAGAAAAGCCTCAGATGTTACTCTGAGGCTTTTTGAAATTATTTGAGAATTTGTGGCTTTATAATCTAATGGTTTTAGAATAGTTGGAAAGCCTTGTGTCCAGTTTTTTCTGCGCCAATTTGGCGACATCAACAACTTCACCTTCTTTAATGAGATCAATAATTTCTCCTGTAAGGGAGTTATCAAAATAAATCACACCCTTTTTTAGGGTATGATTTCCATTTTCGTCCGTCCATTGATTGTAAGCCTTGCCCCAATCAATTTCCTGCCCGTTTTGATGTGCCTCAATAGCGCTCGCTATTTCTTTACTAATTTCATCAATAGAAAATAGCTTTTTATATTCGTTTTCCATAGTTTTTACCTCAATTTTATTTTACCGCTATTGTTTGCCCGTCGCGGTTTCGGTAAGTTTGCCCTATTTTACTTTTTTCCGCCGCGCATTCGCCTTTTTCCAAGACTCTCGTTTTGCCGCCCGGCGTTCGTTATCCGAAGCATATTTGAAAGGTCTGCCCGGCTTGTAATTGACCGTAAAGATCAAATTGCCGCCGCCGACCGCTTTTTCAACGTCTGTTACCGGGTAAAGTTTCTCGCCGATGCGGGCAAAGATTTGCGAGATCGGTAATATGCCCTCAATCATTATTGATTCTAATTCAAGTTTGTTTTTCATAATTTCAACTTTTTGTTGTGGAAATTTTTTAACGAATTTCCCTTTTTCATTGTCAAATTCCTCATAAGTTATTAGACCTTCTATATCAATAGCCATAATTAATATTCTAAAATTTCTTCATCCAATATTTTATCTGTTTCTTCTATTGTGAGATACTTCCAACATACATAACACGGAAGATCTTGATGCGTAGAACAGAATGATTTATATTCTATTTCCTCGTCCTTGTTGCGTTCTGCTCTCGGAATATAGATATATTCTTTGCATTTTATACATTCAAGTTTTGCCATTATGCTTATAAAAACCTCGTCAAGATCCAAACTAAAATTGCCAGCCCAACCGCCGCGCTAAAGCACGCAACGTCCGTTCGGGAAGGGCAGACCTTGATAAATTCCTTAATCTTCATAACCTTACTCATACTTTTTCAGCCTAGCGGCTAATTCGTTGCGTTCTACGCATACTGATATTAGTTTTTTAAGTAAATGTTTATTTTGCATTGCTGTAACTTTATCTGTGCCCAGTGCTTCCAATTGCATTTTTTGAATTTCTAAAGCAAGAGCGCGAAAATCTGCGTCTCGATATGCTTCCTGAAACAGTTTTGCTCTGCGTTTCCATTTGTCACGTTCAGCAATTATTTTATCTATTTCCTTAATCTTCATAACCATTTTGATTCCCGAAACAAAAATGTTATTCGGGATTTTCCCATCTTTTGACCACCACCTTTGACCGCATCGGGTTTTGCTGATTTAGGAATTTTAACACCTTTATCGGCATACCAACTACGCGGATGAAGGTCGGTCGGAACAAGGTGCCAACGGACATAAACCGGCACTCCGTAAGTCGCTTCCAAGTTTGCTTTTGTTGTTGATGCCATAATCTAAAGCCCCATCATAAAATCTTCGTCCGGCTCGCTGAGAACCGATTGATAAAAGCCATCAAATTGACAACCTTTATCATCTTTAGCATTTCTTCGTTCGATAATTTCAATCGCTTCGGTCAATCCGAGATTGTATGAATCAATCGCTTGCCATTCGGTTTCAGAATAATTGTCCGACGAACTGACAACTTTTCGTTTCTTTTTTATTTCTTGAATGATGTCGTCTATTTCTTCTTTCATAAAAACCTCGCTAAAATCTCCGCCAGAATCCCGAACAGAATCGCGCCGATAAAGCAAGCGATGTCTGCGCGGGTTGATTTATTAAAATTGCCTTGAAATTTCATTTCGTAATTTATCCAAAAATTCGGTTTTGGACATTTGCGCCCGTTCTCGCTTAAAAAACTAACTCATCTCCTTTGAAGTAAGGCGTATTATCTTCATCTTCACTTTCAATTGATTCACTTTCAATTGAAACTTTCACCGAATCGCCTAATCTTACCAATTTGGCTTCGGCAATCTGGCATGCATCAGAATAAGAAACCGGCAAATTCACACATTCCAGCGGTGGTTTATCCCAAGTTTCTTTGCCTGTTTTAATGTAAGTATTTTCCGGCACTTCATTACCGGAAAATCGCGGCACACTTGGAGCAATGATTCGCGCATCGCAACCACTTTCTTTCATCACAATAGCCTTTTCATTATTGGCTTGCACTTCATAAAAAAACTGTGCGCCGCCGATTTCGGCAATTAATACTTTTTGATTTTTTTCATATTTTGTGTGGTTCCCCAAACCCATCGCCAAACCAGCTTCCCGCACCATTTCATTTTCCTGATAATATGCGTAACTTTTCATTGTTTTACTCTCCGTTTTTTTATTTACTCATTTAGAGTATGACTAATTATTACATAGATATATTATTATTGCAAGTTAAAAACAGGCTAAAACTTAAAATAAACGAATTATTTTTGAATTATTTTTGCAGATTATTGAAAATAACTGTCGTAGGGTGTTCCGCTTTCGGGCGCGTCATAGGTTGAAATATTAACCATTAGCCCGTATCGCAAACAATTTTTAACGAGAATTCCGTTTGCATAATATTCGTGACAATCAGCAACAAAAAGAGCGAAAACGTCAGATTTGCCGTTCTCGGCTAAAGAATGCAGTCGAACGGGCTGAACAGATTTTTGAGCAAAATCGGAAATCTTCGTATTTATTTGACGAAAATTCCTTTTTACATCGTTCGCATTGTTTAATAACATTGTCGGTTTTATTATCGCGCCGCCATTTGGATTTACATTTATTTGAGCAAAAACGGGATTTATATGGAACTTTTGTAGAATAATTTGCGCCGCATTGTTCACAAGATTTTGAAACTTGCGGTCTGTTTCCAAAAACTTCTTTTCCGTGTTTGGAATGCCATTCGCGCCCTTTAATTGATGAATGCCAAGCAGATGACAAAGGTCTGATTGTTTCAATGTGTTTTCGCGCGTTTGTAAGTCGCTCAGTTTTAGAAAAATGTTCCTGACTATGTTCTTTTGGAGTAAGACATTCCAAATTTTCGATTGAATTATTGAGCGGATTTCCGTCTTTATGGTGAATTTGAGAGCCTTTAGGAATTTCACCGTGAACTGACTTCCATATTTCAATGTGTAATGATTGCACACCTCGTTTAATATGGTTGCCGCCCGGACTGTAATAGCGTCTATGGTTGGATTTTGTAGAGTTTGGATAACGTCTGAATTTGATGCCATTGAATTCAATTGTTTCTGATAATACTTGTTTTGCCATATAGTATTTATTATATCACCGTATCGCAACGAGTCAAGATAAGTAAAACCTTTTTCTTCCAACCAAAGCGGGTGATTCGGCGTTGCTGTTATCTGCGTTCCATCCGAAAACTCAGCCTTCAAAACCGTATGAAGTTTTCGTTTTTTCCAACTCGACAAAACAGGTTTGAAACCTTCTCGCGTTAAAACCAATTCACCGATTTTGATTTGCTCAATCGGTTTTTGTCCCCTGATTGTGGTAATTAAAGTTCCAGCAACAAAACAATCGTAAGCATCATCACCGCCGTTGCCGTTTTCGTCCGTGTCAACTTTTTTTACATCTTCCGGGCGTTTCGGGTCGTGTTCAAGCGTTGGCAAACACTCGATCAGATAAGCGCAGTTTGAAGAAATGAAAAGTTTCGGTTCGATGTTTAATTCCGCATCGCCGAGAAGTTTGAGAATCATTGCCGCGCCGTTTATCCTGTCGGTATTCGCTTCGGTCAGTCTGATGCCGCATTCCTCGTATTGATCGGCGATCGTTTCCGCATCCCGCGCGCCGCGCTGCGCGAAAACATCGGTTCCGGCAACGAAATCCGTCAGATCGTCAACCGTCAGATCAAAGCGGGCAAGTAAAGCGTGAATCATTTCCGCGTGGTAAGAAACCGGCTGTTTGCGGTCGGCATGTTCGGCTAAAACATAAATTTTGCCGTCTGATTTCATCAGCAAATAGCAAACAGTATAATGACCGTAGCCGTAATCCAATGCGCACCAAAATTGAGCATAGCGCATAAACGGAATATTTTCGGGCGGCAAAATGTGAATTGCCGAATTGAAATTCGTAAAAAATTGTCCGGCGGCAATGTCGGGCGAACCTTCGAGCCATGCTTTACGCTTCCAGCCGACAAGCTGTTCAAGATTTTTTAAATAGCCTTTATTTATTTTGCGATTATCATAAACCGTCGCCGGTATAAATCGCGTTTCAATTTCTCTGTTTTCAAGATAAGGCAAATAAAATTTCTTTTTCAAATATGCGTGACCGACGCCGCCCCAGTTGAGCGAGTAATACATTCGCGGTTTATAATCGGATCGTGATGTTCGGTTGACCGAAAGAATATCTATCAGTTTGGCGGGCGTCAGTTGTTCGGCTTGCTCGATAATAATGCAATCGTATTCGAGCGACAGATATTGGTCAATATCTTTTTCATATTGAAAATGTCCGATTTTTATTCTTGAATCGTTTGCGAATTTAACCAATCCGCGCGTTGTTTTATGCGCGATGTTCCTCAAGATCCGGCGCGTCAAATTATCAACGCTTTCCTCAGCCGAACCCGCTTTTTTTCGCAAAAATAAAACATTCAGTTCCGGGAACATTTGACAATCATCTATCGAAACACCGGCAAAAATGCAATGGGTTTTGCCGCCGCCACGCGCCCCGCCGTAGCAAATTTCTGTTAATAATTCATTATGATCGGATTCGCGGGCGGCGGCGTGAAATTCAAGTTGCCGTGGTTGCGGAACATAACCCGCCGACAAAAATCTTTCGAGTGAACTTTTCGGAAGACGTGCCGCGTGAGCGAGATTGATAAATTTAATCAGTGCCGGATTCGCTGTCATCACTGTAAATCTCGTTAATCAGAAATGAAACTTCGCCGATTACGTTGTGTTTGATCGGTGCGCCGTCCGCGCCGGTCAATTCCGTTTTCTCCGTGATCTTGCCATACATCGTGTCGAGAATTTCACGGATCGCCCGGACATCGCCTTTTCGAGCTTCTTTTATCAGCGATAAAACTACTTCGTCCTCGACCGTTACTTTGATGTCTTCTTTCGTAATCGGATGCTTGATTAAAGTTTTGACGGACAACCATTTCTTGAGAATCGTCGAGCGATTACGCGAGCCTTTCGGGCGACCATTCGGGTTTTTGGACGGTTCACCCGATTTTTGTGGTTGTAAGTTTGCTACGTTGCCCATAATTTCTAGGTTTCTTCTTGGTTTTTCCTCAAGAATAAACTGCCGCCGCCACCCTTTTCAAAATAAATTCGTCAAGGCGCGGCGTGTCGGCTGAAAGGTAATCCCAAACCGTTGACCGACAATACGCCCGCGCCCGCATTTACGCCGTCAGCGCAAATATAAAATGATTCGCTACAAAAGACTTATGGGTTATCCGCCGCTTGAAAAAGTCAAATCATAGGTTACCTGCAAACTCTCGCCGGAACTCAGATTGACCACCGAGAAAACGCTTCGATCAAGAAGAACGCCCGCCGAACTTGCGGAAAATATTCCGTGTTCGGTGATCGCGCAACTGGCATCTGGCGAAAGCGTGCCGACCGAGCGGTAAATATTCGCCGACGCGCCTTCCGTCGTAGAACCTGTCGGGCGCGTATTATCAACCGCGTATTGCGTCGTCAGTTCGGTTCCGAGCGCGGTATTTCCGGCGGCTTCGGCGGCGGCACCTGTCCCGAAACCGTGAAATTTCATATTTTCGGCTTCGACGATATTTTGGAAAGCGTCAACGATGTAGCCGACGCCGGTATCCGTAACGACGCGCAAAGATGCAAGTCCGTAATCAACAACTTCGCCTGATGCGCGGAAGACTTTGATCGAAACGACGCCGTAAATATGCGGGATTCCTATTATTCGGGCAAAAGCAACCCGCCATAATCCGCGCCATAAATTAACGAAATTTTTCAAACGCCAAATATTGACTTCGCGTGTGTTACCGAAAAACGGTAAACCTTCCATTACTTTACTGAAAAAATATTTTTTTGAGTTGCCCGCGTTGCCGCGATTAACCGAAAAGCTAATGTTGCCGCTTATTGCGGTGTTTCCTGCGATTTTCATACGTCTTCTCCTAATGTTTTTGCGACAACAATGGACTCTGCCGCCGCTATCATTGCTTTTTGTTTCAGATTGTCTTTAACCGATTCAATCGCTTTATTTAAAATTTCATCAATTATTTGCGTAAAAGCCTCATCAGTTATTTCCTCACTGATTGAAACTGTCCGGTTTCCGTATTCGCAAACCGCGACAACTTTAATGACGCCCTGCCGCGCTATTGCTGTAAATGTCGTTTCACCAATCATAAATTTTCCCCTTCTAAAAATAAGATTTTTGCACCTCAAAAGTTTGCTCTGCCGCCGCTTGACCCGTTCCGGTCGAAAAGAACCGCCAATGCCATGTGCCCTCAGCATTGGCGTTGACATCAACATAATAATCCCCGACGGAATCTTTGACAAGTTGCGAGTCCACGCCATAAGCGTAAGTAATGATCGCGCCCGTCGGCGGTTTGACTTTGAAAGTCACGGTTGACGGGTCAATATCCACGTTTAGCGTATTTTTGAAATTGGCGGCGCATCGGACGAGATCGCCGACATCATAGACGTTGATCATCTTGTAAAGTCCTCCTGTTCGAGTTCGGTTATTTTTTTATCCGATAGTTTAACAAAGACGGTTGATGAGTCCTTGGCGGTCAGTTTTGTTACCGCAAAATCCGTCAAGATCACATCGGCTTTTTTGCCTAACCCGAAAATCTGCGTAAATAAATTTCCGGCTGAACTAATCAGACCGCCGAAGGTTTTGAAGATTTTCTTAACTGCCGCGCCCGCGCTTGAGATCGTCGCCGTCAAATTGCGGGTAATTGATTTTCTGATCGTGCCGCCCGGCGTGATCGCGCCCGCCAGACTTTTGAAAAATTGGCGGACGGCTTGAATTGCGCCCGCGCTTGAGATTGTTCCCGCGAAAGATTTCGAGATATTTTTTACAATAGCGGCGGCGGTCGTTGCCGCGCCCGTTAAGCTTTTCGAGATGAATTTCGAGATCGCGCCGGCGGAAGCAATCGAAGCTGTAAAAGTCTTTGAAATAAATTTTTTAATCGCGCCCGCGGAAGCGACAGCGCCCGCGAAAGACCTTGTGATAAATTTCACCGCCGCGCCCGCCGGCGTCAATGCGCCTGATAGAGATTTTGAAACTGATTTAACAATAGTTGAACTGGACGCGATTGCGCCCGACAGAGCAAGCAAAGTAACTTTGATGACATTTGCCGCGCCGCTTGATGCGATTGAAGCGGTCAAACTTCGTGATATTGATTTTACTGCGACACCCGCCGCCGCCGCCGTTCCCGCTAAATTCTTTGTGACATCTCGCTTGATGACACCTGCCGATGTGATTGCGCCCGACAATGATTTGCCGGTTTGTCTGAGAATCGCGCCCGCCGAGGCAATGGATCCGCCGAAAGTTTTCGAGATAAATTTGATGACATTTCCGGTCGGTGTCATCGCGCCCGTCAGCGAGCGCGTCATTGCTTTGATAATGATTGCCGCCGAAGCGATTGAGCCGGTCTTGGTCGTTGAGGTCGCCTTTGAAATTGCGCCCGCCGGTGTCGCGCCTCCGCCCAAATTAAGCGTAAAATTACTGCCGCCCTCGAGAACTAACAGACCGCTACCGTCTTCGAGTAGAAATCTGTCGGTTCCGTTTTCATTTAGGTAATATGCCATTTTAACTTACCGCTTAATTCATTACTTCGACAATCATTTGTCTTTGCGAGCAAGAGTTTGCCGATGCCGCGTTGGTCGAAAAAGTTACGGTCAACTGCAATGTTTGCGACGCGGTTAAATCAAGATTTGACGAAACTGCAGTATTCGTATCGAGAAAATCCGTTGACGCGCCCGCGCCTGTTCCCAATCTGACTTGCAACTGACCATGCCCTTCTAAATTTCCACTTGCGCCGATCGTCGCCGTTGTGAGCCATGCTTCGATCTGCCAAGCGAGATTTGTTACTGACGCCGTTGTCGCCGTCGTGAGCCAAGTCGCAAGGGTCACACTTCCGAGTTTGAGCGTAAAGGTCATCGTCGGAGTTTGCGCCGATTGCGTCGTGTAAAGACCTCTGCAAAACACCCGCAAAGATTTTAAGAGTTTATTAAGTCCTCCTGCCGGGACAGCCCAAGACATTAAGTTTTGTGCGGATGTCGAATTCGCGTTGACCGTTACCGGAGTCACATTGCTATTTGCAACCCCGATCCAAACGGATTGAACTCCCCGCGACGCTAACGCCGTCAGTTCACCGAACTCATCAATCCGAAAGCGATCTGTCGGATTATCTACGCCGCCCGGCGATTGCGTGGCTAAATGGATCCGCCCCGCGCCTGTCGAACCCGAAAATGTTTCAACCGCTTCGGCATAAATCCGCGCGACCGCTCCATAATTCGCGCTGTTCCAACCGCAAAAATTGAAAGTGCCCAGATCGTCGCCGGATTGCACGACCGAGGGGCTGGCAAGCGTTCCGCGCCCACGATTGAATTGAAAAACCCCGTTTTCCCACGCATTCGAGCCGCACACCTCGAAAAACCGCACGGCTTGGCGCGACTGTCCGCGAAAATTAGCTTCGTAAGAATCGGTGCCGGGAAACACGCCGCTTGTGATCCGTCCGCCGCTCGTGATCGTGTCCGCATTGGTCGCGGTGAAAAGATTTTGATGTCCGATATACGCGCCGTTACGGCAGAGGTTATTTCGTAAAATATTACCCGTCTGCGTGCCGACGGAATTTGACGCGCCGACGATGAAAAATGCGGACGCGCCTTGTGACGCCTCAACAAAGGTCGCATTGGAACAGGTATTGAAATCAATTTTGAGCTTGCTTGCGCCGAAACAATCATTTGAATAGAGATTGCCGCCTTCATAAGCGTTAAACGCGGTAAACGTTCCCAACCCCGAAAATCTAAAGTCGGCGTGGTCAAGGAATATCTTTGCAAATGAGTTTGCCGAAACAACAGCATTGAAATAAGACCCCGAAGCCATCGAAACATTAACAATCGTTAGCGCGGTTGTCAGCGGCGTCGCAAATTCTCCGGTTGACGCGCCCAACACATCAATTAAATTTCCATCGGTGATATTGAACGTTCCGCCTATTTTAATAACGGCGTGATACCATCCGATTAGCAGAGTGCCTTTTTTATCTGACTGGTAATCCAAATCTTCGGCATATAAAAGCCCGTTATGCGCTTGAATCGCGCCCGAGTCCGCAGCATTCAAAGTGTTTCCGTAATATTGAAATTTAATTCCGCGAACCCGCGCGTTACAACCCGAAAAAACAACCCCGCGAACGGCTGTCGAGGTCGTGCCGTTGAATGTTGACGCGCCCGTCACCTTGACATTCGCGCGAGTCGTCGTGTTTCCCTTGAGGTAGATATACCCGGTCGGATAAGTCTCAGTAACAGGACCCGCGCCGACATCGAAAAAGGAAACCGGAGGACCGCCAAGGCAAATATTTTCAAAAACGACGTTAGAAGTCAGGTAGGCGTGACTGCCATCAACGTCAGCCAGTTGGACGGTTACGACGTTAAGCAAAATCTTTCCGCGAATCGTGTCGGCAACCTTTTGAATCGTCGCAAACGGTGTCGTCGGCGTCAGACCGTCATTAGAATCCGAAGGCGTCACGGAAACGCCGCCCGCGCCGTCATAACTCGCCGTCGTCTGCCCGGCAGGACAGACATAATAAGTAATCGCGGATTTGATGATGTTCGAGTATCCGAGAATTTGCGCGGCAGTCACTTTTTTACTGACGCCCGCCTCATTGATCGCAAACTCGTTAGCGTCGGCGACGACTGTCGCGGCTGTCAATGCGCTTATTTTAGTGTCTGCCATATTTGCTCAATTAAAACATGTTTTCTTAAAAGTTTTTATAACATTCCGTTCAAATCGTTGGTAAAAGTGACAACCTGCGTGCAAGTGCCGGGACTTCCAGCGTTGGTTTTCAAAAAATCTTGCACTTGCTTTAATTTATTGTGCATTTTCGTCTTTTGCGCCTGAGTATAAGAGTTGGTTCCGATTGCCGTATCAACTGCCGCCGCCGCCGTTCTCAGATTAACAAGAGTCCCGCTGGTCGCATTGCCCTTCATTTCGTCTATTGCGTCAATAATTATAATAATTTCGTGTGCCATAATTTCCCCTTTTACTTTAACAAAATTGCTTCCAAAGATTCAAATTCCCGATGTTGCGGCAAGACCGTCAGATCGTTCGGCAAGTCGCAGGTTTTTATTTTTGAACAATGGTTTTCAATTCTTTGCGCGAAAGTCCGTAGTTCAAAATATTCTGACTCCATTGCTTTTGCGCGGTCAATAAAACCTTTATTCATATATGCCTGTTTGGCATCTGTCTGATGCTTTAATTCGGCGTTTTCGGCGCGAATAACCTTTTGTTCATCACGAATAGCGGCATTTAGTTGCCCCTGATAATAATTTTGAAGTGATAAAAATGCGAATGAAACGATTGAAATAATTATCAAAACAGACTTTGATTTCCACCATTTTTCCGGCGACGGCGGAAGATGTCTTTCCGCGTGGTCGAGAAGTTTTTCGGCTAATTCAACGTCCTTGGCGGCGGCTTTTTGCGCTTCTTCAAATATCTTTTCTTCAAGAATCTGATCGGTTTCAAGACTGTATGTTTTCATCGGCAGGAGTCCTCGCACTTCAATTTTTTAATTAAAATCTTCTCTTGTTCTTCGCAATGCTTCGCTTCGGCGCGATGCTGATAACATAAAGAAATTATCACATAAACGACAATCCACAAAGCCATACCGGACGTGCGAAATGTCGGCACTTTCAAATTCAGGTAATCAGCTAAATCCGCCGTAAAAACCGAGCGGTTTACTTCGGTCATCGCAAAGGTCGAATCGAGGATAATTATTGACGAATAGGCAATAACGGCAAACCATAAATAGCGAACAGCGCGGGGGACGGCAATAAATAAATAAGAATTGATTTGTAAAAACGCAAATAATGGGATTGCCACGCAAAGCAATAAATTTTCTATTACCCAAAATAAATCGTTATTCGTCATTTTTCTTTATCAATGTCATCCGGCGGCGGTTTGATCGAAAGTTCATCGGCTTTGACGCCCGCCAAATGCTGAATAATAACTTTGATGATGCCGAACGCAAATTTAATGCCGTCCAATCCCCAATAAGTCGTCAGACAACTTCCGCCGATGGCGAGAAATTGCGGTAAATCTTTCGACATCTGACCGGCGGCAATTTGCTCTGGAATATTAAAATAATCCATAGCTAGTTCGATGACCATCATTCCGCAGCCGATCACCAGAAAAAACGTGCCGCCGCACTCGAACGCGACCGAAGCGAGTTTTTGTTTGCCGTTGCGCGAAACGTCCAAGGCAAGCCGCGCCAGTAAACCGAAAAGCGAACCGATCACCAGACCGACAAAAAGCGGGTTTGGCTCGAAAACAGGCTGAAACAGCGCGAATAAACTTATTAACACACTGTAAATCAAAGACCCGAAAATGGGAGCTACAACTTTCATAAGCCATCATTGCGAATCGGTTTTCGCTTCTAAAATCTTTTCAATATCATTTGGAATTTTAGTAAAAAAATCGAATCCCGTTGACAGTTCGATTGCGTCAACCGTTGTTCTGAAAAGTTTCCAGTTTGAATCCACCGAAATTGAATTTGGAATATCAACGGCGATGACGCGGGTTTTTGCCGTAATCCGCGCCAAATCGTTAGTGCCTTCGGGCAGTAGAATTACGATCTTGAAACAGTTTGTCGGTATAGTTATTTTCTTTTTGATGCGCCCGGCGTTGCCGTAGCATCCGGCGATTATATAGGATTCCTGTTTCTTTTTGATTTCCGCCCGCGTGTAATCTTCCAGAGATTTCCAGGTTTGACGATTGAGTTTGGCTGTTTGCGGCGACATATTCGACATTAGAAAAGTTTCAATATTCGCGCCGGGCGATGATGTCCGGTCACCGGACGGACAAAGATGTCCTTTATCGTAACCCGATCCGATATAATCTTGCGGTTTTATTTGCGAATTTGGCGGCAAAAGAGCGTCCGGCGCGAAAGCATTCGAGCGGTCGAGTCCGCCCAAATCGGATGATTGGACGTGCCACATTACCCAATTTGCCGCGCCGCGCTGTTTATTATAAGAAAGAATATAACCCGTATGAATGACAAGAAAGTTGTTTGGGTCCGAAGCGGCGGCGTTCGATGGATTACCAAGAACAATTTCAATTTGCGCGGTGACGGACATCGCGCAAAGAAAAAATATTAAAATTGAAGCGAGTAATTTTCTCATACAATCTGTTTGATTTCGCTAATGTCAAAAGTCCGATAGCCTCTGCCAAAATGTTTTGCCGGATCATCAAGTTGAACTTGAACTTTGCCATTTTCAAAGCCTAAAACCTGACCTTGAATAATTTCGCCAAACTCGATTTCGATCTCGACTCGTTTGCCGATTACATCTGATAATTTCATATTCACTCCCTAAAATCTTTTGCTCTAAAATCTCTATTAAAATAATTATTCAGCCACAATTCCAAAAGCGCAAGAATCATCAGTAATGAAGTAGCGGCAAGACATCGCATAAACTTAAAACCTTAAACTGATTAACCCGAATAAAATACTAAACTTTCGTTGCGCTTTTTTCTGCAAAAGTCCGATAAGTTTTTGCTGATCGGCAATTTCCGCATCCTTTTTTGCGAGTAGCCTTTCGTTTATCGCTTCCAAGTTTTTACGAGATTCAATTTCCGCATCCTTGACCGCAATCACATCAGTTTTTGCTTGGCTCACGTCCAAAAGTTTTTGAATCATTTGACTCGCTTGCGAAAGATTCTTTTCCAGTTGCGCGTTTTTGCTTTGGCAATCTTCAATCGTCGTGCAGTTCGTTTGCGCGTGTGCCGACAGCGCGAAAAGGAAAATTAAAATAAAAAGATAAACTAACTTTTTCATATATTTGTTAATAGCGAAAATTGATTCGCATTTTTCTCTTTAATTATTTTTTGAGTATAAAAATTTTTATATTCTGCAAAACCTTCTTTTGTAGGTTTTGCATAGCAATTATAAGAATTTACCCAATTTTGAAAAATCTTTAGATCATCGCGTTTAGGAAGTTTCCATTTCTCAAAAATCATTGCATAGGGGCGAAGTCCGCGAGAAACCATAAATAAAAAACGAGTCCAAACATCTTCGGTTAAACCTTTTTGCCAATAATTACATAAAAAATACGGAGTAATTGCCGAACGAAAAATACCCGCTTTTTCGAGAATTAATAAACCTCTTTCAATCTCTTGTTTATCATCTTCGTGATCCCAAGCGCAATAAAATCTTTTGTGATTGAAATTTTTATCACGAAATTTAATATGTTGAAAATATTCGCCGTGTTCTTCTGTTAGTTCACGAATATTTATTCCTTGAATAAAAGCAACTTCAAAATTTCCATCAATAATATCACGGCAAACAGTTTGCCATCCGGCGCGTGTTTGAAAATCATTGTCAATTAACAATAATTTTTTGGGGTGTTTGTCGCCGCGCCAGATTTCATTGATATTCGATGTCGCACGGTTTTCGCCTTCAAAAACCCAAACAGTGCAAAAACCACATTTTTTATGGCAACCAAGCTGCGTTCTGCCAATTGAATTTTCAAATTCAGGGTAAATGGAATAATCCAGAAATTTGTAATCAGGCTCAATACCTAAAAAATTCTCGACTGTTTCTTTACGTTTTTTCTGAACTGCTGATCCGCCAATAATTGCATCAGGATAATAATCTTTTAGTAATTCAATTCGCTCTATTGAAGTTTTGAAAATTGCCGAAGCTAAAATTAAATCATATTTCGGTTCAAATAAATCACGCCTAATGGTGCGCGTAAAATGAATGTTTGCGCCTTTTACAAATCGAAAATAATGCGCGAGCTTCATTAAAGCAATATTTGGTATTGTGCCGTCTATTTGAATGAGTTTAATATTCATTTTAGACAATCCTCTGGAAATGCCTCACAAAAGCGTTTTCGCGCTTCGTTGTAATTATTCGATTGAGAGTTGATATTTTTCTTTTTGACATTCTCCAACTTGTTGACA